CAATCCGCTGCCGGTGTGGGTGACGGCGACATCGTACAACAATTTCGGCGACACGAGCGGGCTGGCGAATGAGCTGTATTGGAACGGGCTCATGGCCATTGACGTGACGAACTACGTGTATCTGAGCATCAACGCGGAAGTCTCGCCGGATTTGGTGCACTGGACGCGGGTGAGTTACCCGGTGACGACGCTGACGAACCCGGTGGGGGCGCAATATTTTCGCGCCGGAAGTTTTGGGATCAGCAATTGGGTTTCGGAAGTTTGGACAAACGCGCCTTAATTTGCGCCGACTTGGGACGGGATGGGGCAGGTTGGGCGCAAGGTGGTTGCAGGGGAAGGGAAAATCATGGTGACGTGGCAGGGTGGACACACAGCAAGCGATTGTTCAAGTAACCGAGCGGCCCAAGGTTGGTGATTTGATAACAGAATTTCGGCGGAACGGTTCGCAAGGCGACCAGTTTGGCCGAATGCTCCGCGCGGAAGACGTGCGGCTGGCGCGATGGGAAGGGCAAAGCAATGACGGCAAGAAACACGCGCACGATTTGCCGGATGGGAAAGAGGTTTTCCCCTGGGAAGGTGCCAGCGACGTGCGGGTGTATCTGGCGGACTCAGCCATCAATGAACGCGTGGCGATGCAGTACATGGCGTTTTGGAATTCGGTGCTGAAAATCGCGCCGGGCACGCAAAAGGATTTTGGCGACTCCTCGACCGCAACGGAATTTCTGCATTGGATGATACACTTCCAGTTACATCGCCAGCTCGACGTAGAGGTTGAGTTGTCGGCGCAGTACATGGAATCGCTGGGGGCGTGCGGGCTGCATGTGACGTGGGAACGTGAGGTTTGCCGGCGGCTCGTCAAAGTGAAGATGGAAGACTTGCTGGCGCTCGCGCAACAGGTCCCAGCCAATAGAGCCCAAGTGCCAGACGGGGACGAACAGGCGGCGATGGAGGTCGCGAGCGTGTTGCCGGAATTGATTGCGGCACCGGAAGCGGAAGACGAGGCAGTCAAAGCGATTCAGTACCTTTACGATTTGTATGTGCGGCAGAACATGCCGGACGATTTGCAGGAAGAAGACATTTTATTGCTGAGCACCACACGGGCGCGAGCGGCGGTGAAGTCATTGCGGAACACGGGCACGGCGGAAATTCCGATGCCGTACCTTTCCAAGAATCAGCCGAAAATTTCGGCGCTCAAACCGTATCGGGACATGATTTTGCCGGTGGAGACCGGACCGATTGATGAGGCTCCGGTTGTCTTTGTGCGCGTGCTGTTCACGGAAGCGAATTTGCGGCGCATGGTGCTGGGCGATGGGCTGGACCCGGATTGGGTGGAAGAAGCGGTGAAGACGAAAGGCAAATTTTCCACGTGGCAATTGAACAACCCGTATTCAGCGTACGGGACGTGGAGCTGGCGGGCGGTGGACAATCGTTCTTGGCTGATTGAAGGCGTGTACGCGTACTACAAGCAGATTGATGAAGACGGCATTACGCAGATTGCCTACACGCTATTCTCGCCGCACCTGACGAAGAACCCGAAAGCGGAAGACTCCTCGCTGACGGATTTCGCGGGCAAGCATGGGATTTTGAATAATCCCCGCGCGGAGTATCCGGTGATTTTGGGTCGTCGCGAGCGGTTTGACCGGTCGTGGCTGGCGACGCGGGGCATTGCCGAAATTTTCGAGACGGAACAGGAAGTTGAAAAGGCGATGACGGACAACGTGGTTGACTTGGCGAGCATCGCCACCGTGCCGCCGTTGATGGTGCCCAAAGGAATGACGGGGCGGTATCGCATTGGCCCGGCGGTGCAAAACGAATTTGTCCAGGGTCGCGAGGCGCATTTCATGGAAGTCCCGGCCATGGGCGCGCAACCGGCGACGGAAGTCATTCAGATGGTGCGCCAGAAAATGGCGCGGTATTGCGGATTATTCGAGGCGGATTTGCCGCCCCAGCTCGCGGCGATTCTCCAGCAGCCGATGGTAAAGAAATTTCTGATTATGTGGGGCGAAGCGCTGCAAATGGCGTATGAGCTGACAGTAAAATTTGCGCCGGAAACGATTCAGAAAGTGACAGGCAGTCTGCCGAGCCAGAGCGTGGATGATTTTCATTACGTGATGCACTTCGACGCGGCGCAATTTCAGCCGGAATTGATGGAAGCGAAATTAAAAGCGCTGAACGATGAAGCGGCCACGGACGTGACGGGCACGATTGACCGGGCGGCGTTGAAGGCGTTGACGGTGCAGATGATTGACCCGGGATTGGCCAAGCAGATTTTGATTTCGCAGGGACAGGCGAGCGTGAAAATGCAAAAGGACGTGATGAATGACATCCTGAATATGTTCGCCGGGAGCGAAGCGGTGTATGGCGACGCGAGCGACGATCCTGCCGCGCCGACAAAGCTGCAAATGGCGCAGGGCGTGTTGCAGAGCAACCCGAATTATTTGACTTCGCTCGACCCGAAAATTGCGGCGGAACTGCTGGGCCCGCAAAGCGCGTCGCAAATCGCGCAGATGCAGCAGCAAGGACAGGGGCGGGTAAATCCGCGGTTCACGGCGCTGTTGCAGAATTACATGAAGAACCTGCAACAGGGCGTCGCGCAACAGCAGAATAAGACGATTGGGCGAACCGGTGTAAAACAATTGACACAATGACAGAGCGAGAAATCAATGGGGCGTTTGCGGAGTTCGACCCGCAGCATCCGTTTTATCTGGCGGTGCTGGCGCTGTTGGACAATTCGATTGCGACCGAACAGGACGCGGTGACGATACCAGGGCTCACGGACGCGGCGCGGCATTTCAACGCGGGTCGGCTGGCGCACGCGAAGGATTTGCGGGCGATCATTCCGGACCAGACCCGGGCGGCGATTCTGGAGCGGGTGAAGCGGGACCAGCGGGCGAGTCAGTAGCCCACAAATGCCGGTGTTCCCACACGGCAGCAAATTTGGCGGCAGCACGAAGGGCAACGAGGGCGTTGTGGTGATAATCTTCCGCAAAGAGCTGCTCTGTTCCGTGCATCGCGATGAAAACGCGTTGCGCCAAGGATTTGATTTCCTCGTCAGTCATTGGCGTTTGGGGATTACGCGGTCTTCGGGTTTGTAGGCCGGGCGCGTATCGTCAAGCGGCTGAACGACATTGATAGCGGCGAAGCCCTCGTCTTCCAAATCCTCCAGCCACAAACAAGCATCACGCGCGGAGCCATACATTCCAAAGGCTTTCATTAACAATTCAAGCGCGTGCTCGTTTGGCCCGCGACCCTTTTCCGGAACGGAAACCGAAAGGTGGCGGCACCAGCCAATCGGTTGTTCTTCGATACTGAAGGTGCAGAAGTAATCAACGGGGACAACGCAGTTATGTCGCGGATTGCTGCCAGCGGCCAAGGTGGGATTGTCGAGCGTTCGGCGGACGTGCGCCAAGGAAATGCGGTTTGCTTCCGCGTAGGCCCGCACCTGGGCGATCAGGGCGAGGCTTTGGCCGTTGAGAATGAGCGGGCGAATTTTCAATCGTCTGTGGTGTCGCGGAGTGTGATTTTGACGCCCGGCAGCATTTCGGCGAGGAGTTGCGCCAGCATTTGCTGAGTGTCTTCGATTTGTTCGGGCGTGTTGGGGATGCCGTAGAGGTCATGAATGGCGGGGACATCGAAGTGAGCCGCGCCGTCCAAATCTTCCCAGCAGCCGGGCATAATCCAGCGTTTGAATTTATTTCGGTTGGGGCTTTTCATCCTGGGCGCGAGCGAGTTCGCCGTTGAGTTTGCAGCGCAGCCATGCGGCAGAAAGGGCGTGGGCCCAACCCATTTCCAGACACTTCATCGCGGCAAGCTGGTTCGGAACCTTGCAGTTGAGCCAATAGTTACCCAAAAAGTTCATACGCTCAGCCTCGTCAATGAGCAGGCTTACATCCTTGGGGTCGTTGGGCAAACGCAGGGGCGATTCGTGTACCTTAGCTTTTCGGATGGCTGTAGCTTCGCGGATACTCTGCTTCTTCATAAAAATTCAAGTGTATGAGCGCCGGACACAAGCGCGAACCGTACCCAATCAGCGTGACAAGATGCCGGTTCGCCACCTATGAGCATTCCGCACGCTCATACTCATTCATACTAATTAGCGCGGGAAAGTTTAGCAATGGAAAATCGTAACGCGGCGCATTTTGGGTTGAGTTGGGGCGATTAGGGACAACTGGGCAGGCGGGTTCTTCTGCATTTCAAATTTCCGTGGGAAAAGGAGCGCACGGGCACAACGCCCGGGTCTGACAACCGACTTGCAGGTTCAAAACGCATGAGCACGACAAACGCGGCACCAGCAACCGCGCAAACAACTGAGGAAGTAAGCGGCGCGGCGAAGATTGTTCCGAATCGCAGCGCGGTGTTATCGGCATTCGCCAAAGAGGCGATGGGGGAAGCGGAACCGGCAGCGCCTGACGCTGGAGCGGCAGGAAATAACGCTGACGAAGCTCTTTCTCAGCAGAACGCAGAAGCAGAGGCAGGGGCGGAAACAGCCGAGGAAAAGGCAGCACGCGAGGCGGCGGAAGCAGAGGCGGCGGCGGGCGAGCAGGTTGAAAATCACCTGGAAGACGATTTGCGGCAGGAATTGCCGGAAGCGGTTCAGGACAAAATCAACCGGCGCATCGGCAAGGAAGTCGCCAAGACCAAAGCGGAACGGGAAGCACGCGAGGCGCTGGAAGCACGGGCGGCGGAATTGGAAGCGCAACTGGCGGCAGCGCCGAAAGGCGAAACACGGGCCGGGACGACAGTACCGCTGGGCGATGTGCACGACGCGGGGAAATTGGCCGGGAAGAAAGTGGAGGCGGAACAGGCACTGGAGCAATCCGAAGACCTGTTATCAGTTCTCGACGACGATCCGGCGAGCGTGGAGGAAGCGTTGCGGGCGGCGAAAGTCGATTTGAAGGATGCAGACGGGGAAGACGACTACACGCCGGCACGGATGCGGCGCTGGCTGCGGGCAGTTCAGCAGAACGCGAACCGGATGTTGCGAACGCACATCCCGAATCGTGAAACCTTCCTGAAAACGGCGGAAACGGCAGCGCAACGCGCGGTCGAGTTCATGCCGGAATTGAAGGACACGAAAAGCGAGCGCGGGAAACTGTTCCAGCAGGTCTTACGGGAACACCCGGAGATACAGGCGCGACCCGACTGGCCATTACGAGTAATGGCGGGCGTAAAAGCATTGGAATGGCTGGCGGAACAAATCAAAGCCAGAACCACACCAGCGCCGAAAACGCCACGGGAAAAGCCGGTGTCGATACCCGCGCCAAAAGCGCAACCGCCAAGAGTGGTGACGAAACCCACGGACACAGTGGATGCCAATGCCATGACGGACGCAGTTCTGAGCGGAGATAAGAGCGCACGGTTGAAATTCTTAACGGGGCTGGTGCCAGTCAGATGACGGCACGGGCTCAGGAGAAAAAGTTGTGGCTCAATTAGTAGAACCAAATCAAGTCGGCAAGCGCGAAATGCTTTTCGACTTAATCAGCCTGGATGACTTCAAAGAGAAGCCCATGCTGGCGATGTTCCCCAAGGAACAAAAACTCTCAAACATGCGGATGGACTGGCAGGCGGACCTTTACGCGGTGCCGGATTCTTCCGGTTCGGCGGATGGCGTGCCGGTGAAGCAGGTGGAAAACGCTGCGGAAAACCGGGGGCGCATCGAAGCGTACGCGCAGAAATTCCGGCGCACGGCGGGAGTCGGCACGATTGCCGAGGAAATCAGCCGGGTGGCTGGCGCGAGCGAGGGTGAAATGGCCCGCTCGATTGACAAGAAACTGGAGGAAATTGCCCGTGACATTGAAGCTGCGCTGGGCAGCGACAACGACACGCAACAGGAGCAATCCGAAGCAGTGCCGTACAAACTGCGGGGGCTGGGCTCGTGGTATTCATCCACGGCGCAGACGACCTTGCCCGTACCGGCAAACTTCCTGACACCATCGGCGAGCATCGACTCGACCGCCACGGCGTCATTGACCGAAGCGCTGTTCAAAGGCGTTTTAGAAAGCGCGTACATCCAATACGGCAAGTCGCAAGACTTCTACCTGTATCTCGGAACCGCGCTCAAGAAAGCGATCACCGGTTTCACGCAGGTGGCCAGCGCGACAACGAACACGCAAATCAGCATCCGCACCTTCAACCAGGACATCGGTGAGAAGAAAATCACCAGCAATATCCTGATGTATGAAGGCGACTTCAACACCGTGCAACTGCACACCAGCCTTTTGCTGGCGAACACGGGCACGCGCACACCGAGCAGCGCTGGCAAAGCGCGGGGTTATCTCATTCCGCTGGACCGGGTGGCGCTCTCGTGGGGCTGGCAACCGCGCGTGACACCGCTGGCACAGGACGGCTCCGGCCCGCGAGCGATGATTGAGGCGGTACTGGGACTCGTGCACAAGAATCCGCTGATTGGCGGAAAATTCGCCGCTTCCTCGTAAGCGAGCAACCAAGGAAAGGAAACCAAACTTATGGCAACAATCATTCCTCTAACAGCGCTGGAAGCAGCCGAGAGCGGGTTTACACACCAGATCACCTTGACCTTTGCGGACTCGGTGGGTTGGACAAGCGCAACCGCCGTTCCGATTTACCCGGCCTACAACGCCACTACCACGAAGACAAATCTCGTGGTGGGCAATGTGGCCATGTATGTCAAGACGGCGTTCAACGCCTTCCAATCGGATGGCACCACGGCGGTGACGCTGACGCTCTCAGTGGGCGACGGCTCCACAGCCACGCTGTTCACAGCGGCCACGGACATCAAAACCGCCGGGCCAATCATCAACGCGAACACCACGTTGAAAGTCCTGGCGGGCAACATCATCAAAGTCACGCCCACTTACGGTGCGAGCGGCGACCCCACGAAATCCACAGCGGGCGAAGTTCGCATTTACCTGCAAATCGTGGATTTGAGCCTGTTGGCCAAGTAACGCATTTCCCGCTGTCGCGATTAGTAACGGCATGGCGCGAGGCGGGGAAAACCAAAGAGCCGCGCGGCTTTCGACGGGCCGCGCGGCGAACCTCAGAAAACTATGCACTACAAAAACGGACGGGAAGCGAAAACGGGAGATTCGGTAGTTTACAAATCCAGCATCGGCGTCATTGCGGGCACGTTGCATTCACTGGTCGCGGGCAGCAACGCCTGCAACGCCCAAATCTCTTTTCCAGTGCCGGGCACCTGCACGAGCTGGTGCGTGACGGTCGGCGAATGCTTTCACGCGGAAGACGCGTTTAACGCGGTGGACGCAACCATTCCAGCGGCAACGGCACCAGCGGCGGCGTGAGTTTCAAAATCGACATGAGCGAAATGCCACCCGGAGTGGTGGAGGAATTTCGCAAGGGGCGTGTGGCCAAGGAAGTGGCGACGCTGCTGCGACAACCGCGCTTGCAGGATTTGATTGCGCGGGATTGGCAAACGGACAACCGGAGCGTGGAAGGCATGGGTCGCCTGCGCATGGCGATCAGCAGCGACGCGTTTCATTACTGGGGCCGGCGGCTGGGATATGACTGCTGGCGGGACAAACAATTTCTCCGCGAATACGAGCGGGATAACCCAAACGTGCGGGTGAAATGCGGCGGGACACGGTTGCAGGTGGGTTTCACGGGCAACAAGCGGTTCAGCAAGAAATATGGAAACGACTGACTTTGCGGACATTTTGACCGAGGCAGCGGCGGAAGTAACCGCGCTGGACCCGGACAATTTGGCTGTGGAGGAATTTCGTTACATTCGCCGCGCAGCCAAGAAGCGGCTGGAGGTCTGTTGGGAGTATCACTATTGGCCGGACCTGGACCGGATGGAGCAACGGTTTTACCGGGCGGATTGGGACGCGGGCACGGCGTATGGGGCGGGATTAATCGGCGCGGAAGTTTATTACCCTCCGACGCAGAAATATTATCAGGCGCTCCAGAACAGCACGAACCAAGCGCCAGCGGACAGCCTGGGCAATACGAACATGGCGTATTGGGCGCTGAGCGCGCGGTTTTACGCAGCCAGTCAATGGAGCGCGGCGGTGCAATACGCCCAAGGGCAGATGGTGCAATACGGGGACAATGTTTACATGGCATTCACGTCCGCGCCACCGATTGGCAACCTGCCCACGGACACAACCAACTGGGGAATACTTCAGCCGTTCGACCAATACATTGCCTATGAGCAAACGGGCAAGACGCCGTTCACGGTGGTGAATGCCGCCTGGAACGTGAACCCGCGCACGAGCACACGGGGGCGGGAGCTGAATTGGAGCCTGAGCGAACACGGGTTGCAGATTTCCAGCAACATCGCTTTTGCGTGGGTGGATTACCGGATTCGCTGCCCGAAATTGAGCGGCGAAAACTTCGACGCGACGGTGGCCTATCCGGCGAACGCGCAGATTTATTTCAGCAGCGCGACGACTCCCGGGAATTTCTACACGAACGTGCTGGGCGGACCTACCACGCCGGGCTGGAGCCCGGAAAACACGCTCGTTTGGGATTTGGTTCAGATCCCCCGAATCTTTCACAAATACCTCGTGCATTCGGTGGCGGCGGACTGGATACGCGGGCCGGGCGGCGGCGCGCCGGAAGATGCGCAGACGCAACTGGCGGTGGCGGAACAAGCGCTGGAGGACATGAAAACTTTGCTGGTGATGCAACAGAGCCAGCACGTGCGGACGGTGGTTCAAACCCGATAGAAACATATGCTTGGAACAGTACGAATTCAGGGCGGCGACGCCACAACCAACAACACGACCGGTAACAACTGGGTGCCGACAAAACAGGTGACGACCGCGCCGAGCTTTCTCACAAAGCTGGTGGTGTTCGTTCGCACGGCGGTGGCGGCGAACCGGGTCATTTGGATTTTCGACAACGCTGCCGGGAGCAGCAGCAGCACAGACCCGCTGGCGGTGCTGGTGTGTCCGCCCGGGGCAACGACCACGCTGGACTTCGGCGACTACGGGAAAATTTTCACGAGCGGCATTTACATCACCGTGGCGACGAACGAGCCGGCGGACGCGACAACCACGCCAACGGCGGGGGCGAATAACGACGCGAAAATTTCGGTGGATTACAAGGTGAAGTAATGAAACGCTTTATTGCCACTCTTTGGGCCACGAGCGTCACGCTGCTGGCGCTGGCGGATGGGACTTCCTACATCCCGGCGACGCAGACGGAAGTGAACGCGGGGACGATCCACACGAAATTTGTCGCGCCGGACACGCTGGCGGGATGGACGGGTGCGGGTGGCGGCGGCGCGGGCGGCATCGCGACCAATGGGGGCACCGGCATCAATAACTCGCTGAGCAATCTCACAGTGAACCCGACGAGCAGCACGGGCCCGGCACTTTCCCTTACCGGCCCGGTGTTTGGTTTGGGCACGAATCTGGAAATGGGCGAGGTATGGGCGAGTGATTACGGCTTCAGCCCCACGAATACAGCGGCGGGAAATTCCAACGCGCTCAATCAGGCAATCAACCAGTGCACGAATATTGGCGGGGGCGTCATCCGCTATGGCTCGCGCTACAGCAATTCACCGGGCCTGGGGCAGGTGATTGCGCTGAACGGCGAACATTTGTTTCCGGTGCTGACTTATCCGGCTCGCATCAAACTGCGGGGCGACGGTTCAACCACAATTAACTTCACCGGCACCACGACGACCAACGGTGTCCTATTCGGGCAGTTCGACGCGGAAAATGTTTTCCTGACGGGACCAAGAACCACGAACGTCGCAGACGTTTATCCGTACACGAATCTGGTCGGGATTTCTGAGGTTGGATTTTGGGACCCGGAATTGCACAACTGCTATGTCTCTGGATTCGGGCAGGGCGTGGCGTTGAATCAATTGGGCTCCTATCGTGGAGCGTTGCTCGACCGCGTGCACGCCACGGGCTGTGACATCGGTTTTGCCGTAGGCGACCAATGCGACGACTTGGTTCTAGTGGGGAGCGATGCGCGGTCGTGTCTGTTTTCCTACGACCAGGGTTGCATTGTGCCGAACGTGACGAACAGCACGTATTTCCCCGGCATGAATTCGGGCTCGACGGGCCAAACGAACGTAGTCGGCACGCACTTCGTGGATATTCTGGGGGGCATTTGGGACTACAACTATTACGCGAGCTGGGTTGTCGGCAAGGGCAACTTGCGAATCAAATCCTACGCGGGGAATGAGCACAACTATCAACTGATTCTTGGGCATCCCACGAACATCATTACGACAATCCCTTACGCGAACGAAGGCAATGTCAACGTAACCATTGATGGCTCGACCTGGAGCGAGAACCCAGTCACCACAAATATTTGGGTGACACCGCAGGGCGCGGGCTCCGTCGTGCACGTCATCAATTCGTCGATTGGCGCGGGCACTGGTTACGGAATTATTGGCGTGCCCAATGCGGCGAATTGGGATTCGGGCTCGTTCGTCGTGGGAACAAACTGGTGGTTTGGCTCGCCGACAGTTGGCGCGTTCAACTTCAACCGCGCTTCGGAAAACTATTTGAGCGGGATTGTCTCGGGAGAATTCTTTGACGAGGCAGGCGGACCCTATGCAGCCAGTACCATTATTTCCCGCAAGGGCTATCACGTCTCGACCTCCACGGTGCTGACGCCGTTTGCGATGATATTTTACGCGGGTGACATGACGGTACGGGCTTCGCTGAATTTGGAAGCGCTAGGCGGCAACAATTATTTGTGGAACGGCACCGGGGTGAATTTCGGTACGAGCGGAACGAATAGCGGCATGTGGGGAGCGTTCACAAATTCAATTTACGCGCCGACAAACACGGCAGCGGTAAATGTCGTCAGCAACTTCACGCCGTCAAACAATCTTTTGATGACAAATTTGACCAAGGGAAGGGTACTCGTGATTGTCCCTATGACTCTTGTCGCGGCTTCAAGCCTGGCAGTCGGGGCTTCTGCTGTCTGCAATGAATTCGTAACGAATAATGGCACTGGATACCAGTTACAGCAGCAGGAAACAGTGGGCAGCGCCAGTACAAACACGTCGCTTCAAACCATCACATTTAAGCTGGGGCCAAACGACACCGTTAAATTCACTACCTCGGGCTCCGGTTCCAGCACCGAAACTTTT